CCAGAAGGTCAACCGAGTCGATCAGGTTCCACGCCACCTGGTTGACGAGACCGGCGGTCACGTCGGTGAACGAGAACAGGTCGAGCTTGTTGGACACGAGGATCGCGTTACCGTACTCGTTCAGAGTGACGGACACGGTCGTCGGGTTACCGGCCGCAACGGCGTCCGGGTCAACCAGCTCGTTGAGCGGGGTGATCGACTGAGCAAGGTCCTGGTACAGAGAGAAGACGACGGACGAACCCGGCATCGACTGCTGGACAGGTCGCTTGTCAGCGATCATGCGGAACATGGGCTGGGCACGGAGGGCGAACTCAAGAGCGCGGTCGTACGCGGTCTGGACGAGGTTCGCCATTGCCGTAGTGCCGGTAAAGGCGTTAGCCATTACAACTCCTTAGGTATGTCACATGCGGTTCAATCGTTCGAAAGCCGCGATGATGTCAGCGTTACTGGAAGCGTCACCGATGGAAGCCTGAGCAGCCTCGAGGTTCCCCGTCGGGGTACCGTTCTGACCTGCTTCACTCATCCGCTGGAACTGGGCCTGCATGGACGCAGGCAGTACCGGTTCAGCGGCCTGGCTCGTGTCGGCAACGGACGGGGTCTCCCCCTGATTGCCACCAAAGACGCCACGCATGGATTCAACCCACGCCTTGGCCTTCTCCGGATCGGCCTCACCGGTGTACACGTTCTGTGCACCCGGGACGCCCAGGTTCTCGAAAACGGAAGCAAGCTTGGCCTTCTCTTCGCGCTCCATGAAGCTCGTCAGCTTCGAAGTGAGATCGTCGATCTGCGCCTTCTGCTTCTCGTAGGCGGTTCGCAGTGCCTTAGGGCCGTTGAGTTCGGTGTCGTTGCCCAGGCTGCTGCCGTCGTTGTCGTTTTCGTCGAAACCCCAGTTGGTCATAGTGACCTCTCCCTTTGAGTGTGACGCCAAGAGACATACGCAGGGGTGCGTAAGCTCCGCTCGTCGATGATTGGTGTTGCGCCCGGTCTTAGCTACATCGCAAGGGGCCGGTCGATCCTTGCAATGGTGGATGGGGCGGGAGTCGAACCCGCCCTACACCATCATCCTGTTCGGTTAGCCTGAGACAATCCGCCTCGACCTGTGGCCGAACCTGCGTTGCCCGAGAAGGCGCCTCGCTCCTGCGAGAGCAGGCGCCCCTGCTTCTTCTGTGCTGTTGCGGCACCAGAGGTTCCGAAGGTCGCAGCCTCTGACTGCTGCTGGTTCCACTCCTCGCCGTAGTAGCCACCCAGGGCCTTCATGGTGTCCAGTTCACCGGCGATCTGCTGGTAGCCCTGGCGTGCCTGGTCGGCCGAGATACCCATAGTCGCAAGCTGCTCCGCGTAACCCTGATCGAACTGGAGGTTCTGACGAAGGGCCTCAGCGCCCACCTGGGCGGTGGCCGCAGCCTTCTGGAGGTACGGCAAGGCCTTGGTGGTATCGAGGAAGTACGCAGTCAGGTGAGCGTCATCTATGCCCATCTGGTTCAGCGCCTGACGGTACTGAGGGTTGGACAGGATCGTAGCCTGCGAGGCCAGGTCAACCCTGGACTGGATCTCCGAGGGCGAGATGTTCTTCCCGATCCAGTTGTTGAAGTCCGAGGGCTGATCGTAGAAGCCGGACGGGAGTCCGGCCTGCTGCATGATCTGGTGGTAGCTCGCCTCGGTGGCGAGGTAATCGGCGGGGGAAAGGACAGGAAGGCCAGCAGCCTTTCTCGCTTCATTGCCTGCGAACCTCTGCTTGTACTCCGGGGTGTCCTGGAGTTCGATCGAGATGGTGTCCGCAGACTCGCCGTTCTTCACGTAGTTGTAGATCTTGTCCGCCAGTGAGCCGAGCCCGTACGAGGTGAACACCGACTTGAGCGCCATGTAAGCGTCTCGATTGGTCCCGGTCAGAAGCTTGTCGTACTGCCCGGTCTCCTCGTACACCTTGTTCTGGAGCTGAGGGATCGACTTGACCAGGGCCGCGTTGTTCGCCGACAGCGCCTTGTACTGTGCGGTGTACGCAGCCATCTGGGCCTTGTACCGTGCGACCGCAGCGAAGTTGTTCGCACTCGGCTTCTTCAGGTGGCTCTGGTTGATCTGGAGGATCTTGAGCCTAGCCTCGTTGGCCTTCTGCTGGGCCTTAGCTGCGTCGAGCTGCTGTTGCGTGGACAGCTTGACCGGAGCATCGGTGGTTGCCATAGATACCTCCTTAGTACTTCAGGCCGAAGTCAGACAGAACCTGGTGCGCCACCTGCATCAAGCTGTCCTGTGCGTTCTGCGTCTTCTTCCAGCGAGGATCACCACGGAGTTCGTTCTCGAACTGCCAGAGAGGTTTGACCGTGCTCTGCCCGGTTGTCGGATCCTTGTACTGCAATGCCTTCTTGACCGTCGGGTCGAACAGATTGATGCTGCCTCCAGGCAGCTCGAGGATCTGGCTCATCGTGGTCAGGTACGGATTGGCCAGGTCGGCTACCGACTGGCCAGCATCGATCTGCTTGGACCAGTTCGGGAACAGCGCCTTAGCCTGCTTACGGATCTGCGACTGGAACGTCTGTTCCGTAGCCTTGCCTCGGATGATGTCCCGAGAAGAGTTCGCGTACCACGTGCCGGACATGGTGACGCCCATCGAGTACGCGTAGTCGTGCAGCTTCTGTTGCTCTTCCCCGCCCTGTCCGTTCCAGTTGTCACCATCGAAGTAGACATGCTTGCCCATCTCCATGCGGAGCTGGTCATCAGACCAGCCACGGGCAGCCACGTTGTAAGCCATGGCGTTCAGGAACTTCTTGTTCTGGTCGTTCACCTGGATACCGAGCTGTCCAGCCATCTGCTGGATATGCGTGTACGCAGTATGGAACTCCTGCTTGGCCGTAGCGGGATCCCCGTACTGCTTGGTCAGGTAGTCGCGCTCCTGCTGGGAGTGCGTCTTCCACCAGTTGGTATCCCTGATCGCAGCCTGGAACTTCTCGGGGGACCATTGACCCTTGACAGCCTGATCGAACTTCTTCTTCAGCTCGGGGATGGCGTCGAACATGGACTGCACGAACCCGTAGCTCTCGGCTGTCTCGCCTCTGGTCATGGGCGCCGCCGTAGCGGTGCCTCCTGAACTGTCGTTCACGGTGCCAGAGCCGCTGGAGTTGTGACTGATGCCCGCCGTCTGAGACTTGCCCATGTACTGCTGGTAAGCACCGCTGTTGTACGTAGACCACGGCCCCCAGTTCTTACCGCCGTTGCTCATCCTGAAGGCAACCTTGGCGTTGGTCAGCGGATCGAACAGGTCGTCGTTGGAACTCAGACCGAACTGTTTGCGTCTCGCCGGACCCATGCTTCCCAGCATGTTGATCTGGAACAGGCCGTAGGAGTTGTCGCCGGTGCCAGCGTTGGGGTTGTGCGCCCTTGCGTTACCGGAAGACTCGGCCATCGCTACAGCGTAGGCGATGTCCAGACCTCGACCACGGAAGCCAGCCTGGTACAGGAGGTCTAGCAGTTTGTTAGCGGCCACTGTCCCTCCCTTACGATGTGAGACCCATCTGTTTGAGGACTTGATGTCCCACGTTAAAGACGTTGTTCTGGGCTTGGGTAGTCTTGGTCCATCGAGGATCGCTTCGGAGCTTCTGCTGGAAGTCTGTGAGGCTGAGGCCGGTAGGCTTACCATCAGCAGACAGGCCGTTAAGAGCACCCTTGATAGTCGGATCGAATACCGTGATGTCAGTGTCAGGGATCTCAAGAGTCTGGGCCATCATCTGGGTGTAGGGCGACGCGATGTCCTTGAGCGTCTGCCCCGCGTCGATCTGCTGGGCGTAGGCTGGGTACATCGACTTCGCGTGGTCGCGGACGAGGGACTCGTAATCCTGGGTGGTAGCCACCTTTCGGATCACTCGCTGAGCCTGGTTCTTGATCGTCTGGTCGTCGAGCTGGATTCCCATGTTGGCTGCGTACTCCTTCATGGTGAACTCGTGCATGCCCGCTTCTCCCTGAAGCGTGCCGTTCTTCGTGAAGTCCACGTACTTGCCGAGCAGGTTGCGCAGTCCATCCTCATCGAGGTTGGTCTTCAGTGCGGTGTTGACCAGGTCCCTCATCTTCTTCGAAGGAATCGCAGCACCAACCTCAGCAGCAAGCTGGGCTACCTTCACGGTCTCGGCGTCTACCATCGCGTCCCACGTGGCAGGGTCTGTCTTCTGGGTGAGCTGAGCTTGACGCATGGTGTCCGAGTTGGTCTTCCACCAGTTGGTATCCCTGATCGCAGCCTGGAACTTCTGGGTGCTCCAGGTGTCCTTCACTGCCTCACCGAAGATCTTCTTTAGATCCTTGTTGCCTTCGAGGAACGCGTAGGTGAACCCGTAGGAGGACGCCAGCTCTTCTGGCGTCATCACCTTGGTCGGATCAGCTTGATCGCCGGGGTTCTGGTTCTCTGCCCAGACGCCGCTGATGCGACGTCCACCCATGAAGCTGTCGCTGTAGTAGCTCTGGGTCATGTCGGTGACCTGAACCTTCTTGCCAGGCCTTGGGGCCTCGAGCATCTTCCCGCCGCCCATATAGATAGCCACATGGTCAGGACCGGGCTTGGCTCGGTCCGTGTCGAAGAACACCAGATCTCCAGGGCGAAGGCCCTTCATGTCTACAGCCGTGCCCTGCGACCACTGCTGATAGCTGGTGCGGGGAAGGTTGATACCGAACTTGGCAAAGCCCTGCTGAACCAGGCCAGAGCAGTCGACACCGCTCTTGAGATCGTTCCCGCCCCAGACGTAGTTGGTGCCGATGAACTGCTTGAGGTAGTTGATGATGTCGTTGCCCATCACGGTCATCAGCCACCGCCGATCATCTGCATCAGAGAGTTGAAGTACGTCGTACCGGCCTGATACTTTCCGTACTCCTTGGTCTTCTGAACTCCCTCACCCAGTACTGTCTGACGTGCGGCGTCCGTAACGCCGCCACTGTGGACCACGTTACTAGCGCTGACGTTACCCATGTCGTCGTAGGTGTCAGTGGTAGTCGTGGTCTCGGGGTGCGACTTCTCGTACCCGTTGAGCGTAGCCTTGAACTGGGCCAGCTCCTTATCGGTCGGAGCTCGACCGATCATCTGGGTCAGGGTCTGCGTGGCGATGGCCTGCACCTGCTCCGGGTTGGACAGGTCGATAGCGGTCTGACTGGTGGTCTTGGACTTCGGCCCGACGTACTTCACCTTCTCGCCGGTCGCATTGTCGATCAGCCAGTCACCAACCTTGCGAGTCCCGAGAGAACCAGCAGGCCGGTTGTACGAGTCGAGCACATCCCAGGGAGTCCAGTCGGTCTTCTTGCCACCGGCCTTGTTCAGGTTGATCGCAGTCTGAAGAAGGTTGTCCCAGACGGAGCCTGCCTCGGGCAGGCCCATGTCGGCAGAAGCTCCGGGCAGCTTGTACATCACGGCCTTAGCGATGAACTGCTTGTAGAAGCCGGGGTCAGACGAGTACCACTGAGCGGGAAGATTCTGAGCTTGCCCGTATGTGGTGCTGTCGTTGAGCGAGACGCCCAGGCCCTTACCAGGACCGTAACCCATGGCTCGGGTGCCCACCATGACCGGATCGGTAGGAATGGGATTCTGACTCGCACCGAACCCCGGGGCCAGGAATCCGATGCGAGTCTTCTGCTGGAGTCCGGTGCCGGTCTGTCCGGTCAGGCCAGTCGGATCCTGGTTGGTGTCTCCGATGCTGGTACCGGGAACGTTGAGCGACATGTGGACTCCTTACTGAAGGTCGTCGTTGCTGAGGTAGCGATTGAACAAGGTCTCGAACTGGACCGAGCTGTTCTGGTAGTACATCTGCTGCTGACGCCAGGCGTACCCGATGTCGGCGGCCTGGCCCGAGGGATTGCCAGCCTCGTCGAACGACAAGGACTGAAGCCCTCGCTGGGCCAGCAGTTGCTTGTACTGGTTGCGGACCACCAGGTAGTCGCGGAGAACCTGAGCATCCTTGCGGAGCGGATCGTTGATGATCCGAGGATCGGTGACCATCTGCTCCATGAAGTTGATCCGGTTGGGTACGGCGTTCCGGTCGGTAGTACCGAACGCCTTGGCCCACCCAGGGTTTTCTGCCGCCAGGTTGAGGCTGATGTTCTGCTTGGCCTGCTGGAACGCCTCAGCACCCTTCTGGGTGTACGAGGTGAAGCCAGCCCGGATCAGGTTCGAGTTCAGCCACTTCGTGGCCTTCATGTACCTGTCCCAGCCCTCCTGGACTCGCTCCTGATTGATGGACTCTTCGGCCGTCAGCTTCTGACGGACGCGTTCTCCACCGATCTCCTCGCCCATCTGCTTGAGATAGACCGAGCTGGAGAACGGACCACCGTTGTACACATCTCCGATCACCAGCGGAGCCATGTCCGGATCCTCTTCGATGAGGTCCCGGTACTTCTCCATCTGCTTGTCGGCGGGGATAGAAGCAGCGATGCCCATGCTCTTCGAGATCGCAGCAGTGAAGCCCATGTAGTCCTCGCCGAACTGAGCGAGGAAGTTGTCACGGGCGTTCTGAGGATCCTGAGCCTGAAGCGCCTTGTACTGGTCAACGAAGAACTGGTATTTCGTCCCCGCCATCGGTGAGTTCTTGACGCTCACCGGAGAGATCCAGTCAGTCAGAGTCTGGAGCCAAAGGAAGTTCTTGGCCTTCCTCTGAATGTCAGGCATGTTCGGCTTGTCGACATGCTTGCCAGCCTTGAGATCCTCGTAGTACTTGGCGGTCTCCATGTTGTACACGTCAAGGACTGCCTGCTGGTAGGCCGTGTTGTTCACGTCCTTGCCAACGGCCGCGTTGTACGCGTCCTTCATGTACTTCGGGGTGAACATATCGGAGACGCTGTCCGACGGACCGTACGGCAGGATCTTGGCCCACTGAAGGAAGTCGCCCATCGAGGGCGACGTCTTGGCCAGCTGATTGCCAGCCACCTGGACGATCGGGCCAGAGCCCGGATCGAACCACGGATCCCCAGGGAGGATCGTGTTCAGCGAGTTCATCCTGATCGGAGCCGCATACTCCTTCGAACCAGCCTTGGCCCACGGCGCCTTGAAGTGGAGCATCCGGTCCTTGAGGGGAACGAACGTCCGCTTGTCTACCAGCTTGCCGGTGGTCGGGTCCATCACCTTGTAAGTGGCGTACCCGTCGACGTCGACGTGATGGCCGTCAGTGTCGGTCACCAGATTGGCAGCGACCGGAGCGTTGTAGATCTTGCCCAGCTTGCTGAGCTGCTCAGGTCGTTCAGCCACAAGTCCAGCCCAGCGGTCGACACCGTCGATGAACGGCTTGAAGAACGGGTACACGAACCTGAGACCCTGAGATCCGACGGTGTTCGTCGGGTCGTAGACTATCTGGCTCATCTGCTTCTTGGCTCGTGCCGCAGCCTTCTGGTTCATCTGCTCCCATTCCTTGGGAGTGATGGTGTCGTTGCCAAAGTTCTGCATCTTGTAGTGGTACTGCTGGCGGATCAGGTTTTCCATCTCCGTCTGGTGAAGCTGAAGGAACACAGGATGCCGGGACAGGACATCCGAGGGGATGTCCGCCACGTGCTTCCAGGCCTTCTCGGTCTGGGTGTCGAGCCAGCGGTTGGCCGTCTCGTGCACCTTCAGGGCCGAGTGCTGCTTGATCTCCTCACCGTGAACCGTAGGGAACTCGTCCCTGGTGAACGCAGAACGAAGCTCGCCCTCGGTGACCATCTCATTGTTGGCGACCTTGGCTTTCAGCGTGTTGTCCCCAAGGTACTTGTCGATCATGAAGCGAACGTTGCGAACGAACTGAGGCTTGTTCTGATTCCAGTAACCCATCTGGGCCATGTACTTACGGCCGTTGGTGTCCCTGGTCAGCCAGTCCATGGCCTTCTCGTCGTCGGCGCCACCAGCAATGAGGCGGTGGAACGGATCCTGACGGATCTGCTTGTTCACCGCATCGAGCCAAGATGCCATGTGACCCTGATCGTCCGGGGTGATCAGCTTGTAAGCGCCCGTCTTCTCCGCGTGAGACCAGAACCGTTGCCGGTCGATCATCTCACCACGAGTGAAGAGCGCCTTCCAGGAGTTCTCCGAGCTGATCTGCTCGCGAGGGATCGGGTTGTCCCACTCCGAGCTGAACGCCTGCGGCACGCGGTAGGTGTTGCCACCCAGCTTGTACTTGAAGTCGCCGTCACCAAGACGGCGGCCCACTCCGGTCTCAGCCTGCTTCAGGATCTCACTAACATAGTCGTGGAACTCGTCGATCGTATCCTTGTGGCTGCCGATCCTGTCGTGCAATGCGGAGACGTAAGCCGGGTCAGCGTCACCCTTACGCTGAGCGATAGCCAGTTCCTTGCGGGCCTCAGCCAGCGAAGTGTTCTCGTCAGTGATCCTCCGGTAAGCCATCTGGAGCGCCGGGGGAACCTTGATCTGAGCGACCTTCATGTCTCGGGCCTTAGCCTTGGCGATGATGTTCGGATCGTCGAGGGCGACGATCGCGCGGTTCGAGGCGATGCCCTTGCCGGTAGCTGGAGCGTAAGAGCCCTGCCCGAGGATCGCGTTCACCTGACGGCTACGGTTCTCCAGGAAGTGACCCATGCCCTTGGCGCCATCGAGCAAGGTGGCCATGCCGTTGAACTTGAACATCCGAGCGAGGATCTCGTCCGACACCATGCGAGGAACGAAGCCGGGACGCAGGAGCGTCGCCGCCTTCCATAGGTTGTCGAACCCGTCCATCCGCTTGATGACCCAGTCCTTCGCTTCGCCGGTGGATCCACGGAATCCCTGGAATGAACCAGAGGATCGCTTCACCAGCCGGTTGATCTCCTGGACGGGGAAGAGAATGTCGTTCGAGGAGAGCTGCGTCTGAGCCAGCGGGGA